GATGTGTTTAAACACATCTGTTATAACTTTTAATTATATATTATACATATAATTAAAAATAATTAATAGGAGGAACAGTGGAATGGAAATTAATGTAGGAGGAATTGTCGATAACAGATATCTAGTAGAATCTATAGTATCTATAGATCAAACAACTAATGAAAACATATATAAGTTTAGATGCATTAAATGTGGGTATATAAACATTTGTACTTATAAAAGGCTTTTGTATATTTGTAAATGTACTAATGATTGTAATCATAGAATACGTTCTAGTATAAATAGAATAGGTGAAGTTATTGAAGATCGATATATGATTATAAGAGAATGTGGACGTAATACATATAATGATCGTCTATATGACTTTAAATGTATTAAATGCGGATTCATATATCCAAATACAAGAATTGCTGAAATGCGTCGCAAAGCTAAAAAAGAAAGAAATAATAATGAATGCCATCATGGTACAATTCATAAACATCATAATATTTGGAAGAATAAACATGTATCATTATTATATAGATCTATTCCTAAATCAGATATGTGTAAAGAATGGAAAGATAATTATTTAGAATTTGAGAAATTTGTTTTATCCAACCCGAATTATAATAATCGCTGTCAAATTATGAGAAGAAATATCAAAGAAGTATTTTCTCCATTAAATTGTGATATTGTACCAAGTAATAGAAAGGTAAAATCATGTACAGACTCAGATTAACCAGAGGAATCAATAATGAATTCTTTATAGATCAATCCTATATACATCAGAAATATATACGGATTATGGAAGTAGAATTGAATGGACGAAAATTAAATAGCGATGAGTTTTTAATGAAAGGTCCAAGAGCTATACAACTCACTATTCCTTTACAAGAAGACGACCAAGTATATGCTTATGTATTTAATCATGTTATAGGAAATAGAATATTCCCACATATGAAAAGATAGATCCATAGCCAATATTGGCTATGGATATATTCTATTGAAATTATATATTATATAGGTAGTATCTATATATTTATATTTGTTTTAAACAAAAGGAGAGAATATTATGGAAAACATTAATGATGAAATGAAACAGGCTGTAAAAGAATATGAATCCAAATATTATGGGGTATATGAAGTCGAAGTAACAGAATCTAAATTACATAGATTCACAGTAGAAGCAAAAAATATTGAAGAAGCTAAAAAGAAAGCTTCTGTAGAATATGCTCAAGAGTGGGGTGATCATGTTGTATTTGATTTAGGTTGGGATATAGATGGTATTTTATTAGCAGGAGAATCTTCCACTATTATTGGGGGAGCAGAGGATCCAAAAGTAGTTATATTGCCAGATAAAGTACTGGTTAAGAAACCGGATGGTAGTGTAGATAAGTATGTATTAGAACAAAAGGAGAAATAAATATGATAAATGTTTATATTTCTTATTTAGTCAAGCTTGCGGGTAAACCTGCCTTAGGTGTATTTTATGTTCGTAATGAACAAGAAGCCAAAGATATTGCTATGTCGTATTTTAATAATATACCAACTGATACAAATAAAATAATACACTATACCGAGCGTGGACTGAATAATTTTCCTAGTTACATAGTACCGATATTAAAGAATATTGATAGCGAGGTAATATATATTACTGACGTAATAGTTTCTAACAACTATGTATCTGTTACTATATCGGAAGGAATGAAAATGTCTATTAAGACTAATAACGGAATTCAGATAAAAGCACACAGCAATCGTACTTCTGATGGTGTTAAAGACAAAGTTATAACAACAAAAAGTCTGAAAATTTATCCTGTACCTGTCGTCAATATGAAAGATTCTGATGATAATTAAAAGAAGGAGAAATAGTCATGGAGATATCTATATTTTGTTTAGTTAAAATTCCTACAAGAGAAGTTTTAAATGTAAAAAACGCAACTGGAATAGAAGAAGCTAAAAGAGCGGCTATTGATTATTGGACCGATACCCCAATTTCATGTCAAACTAGCGTTACAGATGAGTTATTCACAGATCTGGAAAGAGAAAAAGCGGATCAAATGGATCGCTTAAATTTATCTGTTATTCAGGTATTTATTTATCAAGTTATTATATCTGATGATCGTATGACTATGAGACTTCCGTATAATGAGAAATGGGCTATTATTCCATATGATAATATTGAGCTTGCAATAGAATGTGAAGATGGGCGAGAACGAGAATTGGTCACAGATAAGGTTTTGCGCATTACTGCGCATGATGTTAGTGGTAAAGAATCACCTAAGAAAGAACCGGAAACGGCAACAGAGCGTATATTAGCAGATGCTTCAGATGCTGTTTCTCATCTGGTAGATACTTTGAAATCTAAAGAAACTGCCAATGAGATCAATAAACTGAAAACAAATATTAAGTGTCATTATAGACCAAAACGATCGACCAGCGGGGATGATGAATAATGCTTCGAAATCTTTATAAGATACCGGAATATGTCTCTGTAGATATGGATATATTAGATAAAGTGATTGATATCTATATAGAGAAAATACAGAGACAACCGGGATTTTTATTGACAGATATTATACGGGCAGTATGTCGAACACCAATAGAAGAGATAGATGAAATCTATAAATCTTATAAGGCGTTTGTTAAATATAATCCCGTTAATTTGGTGAAAGTATTGGTGAATCCTTTAGATACAGATCTCGATCAGAAGAAGTTCATTGATATTTGTAAACAAATGAAGATTCCTACTAAAAGTATGATGTGCGCATTCGTATATTATATTTATAGACATGGAGATACTAAGTATAAGGAGATTCAAAAATGGAAGATCAATTTAAAATAAATAAAATTTATAAAGTTGATGCGGTACAGAGGCCTTTGACATATAAGGTTTTTGCTGATACAGAAGATGAAGCTATTCATAAGATATATGATTATATTGAATCTGGTAAGACTAAACATTCTGAAGACATCTTGCTTGATTATGTGCCTAAAACAACAAACAATAAGTTTGAACCTGTTTTAGATGGTGTATCTGTAGATTTTGGAGATGGAAAGATAATTAATATCCAGAAGAATGGTAAGATACGGATTAGTACAGATAACTTTGATGAAATTGTATTTATTCATGATGATAAAATAGATATTGAATCTATGAACGATTGTACTATGGATGTCATTAATAATGACACCCAAACTTCTATGGACGATACAATGAGTCTCAGAAATATATCGATCAATATGATTTCAGATATTAATGACGCATTGATCAAAACTCCTGAAGAAGGAATTAAGCTATTGGCAAGGAATTGGTTTAGCGATTGGAGAAGATTCCATACTGCATATTGGTATAATGGTAAACTATGGTGTGCTCATTGGAATAACGAAGATAGTAATTATTTGGATATTTGTGAGGATGGACGCCATGAAGTTGTTTGTACTATTAAAGTTCCCAAAGAACTTAAAACAATTCCACATGATATCTTAACAGATATGAGAAAGTTTAACGAATATGTAGAAGAGTATGATAAGAGACATGATTTGGTAGATTCCAATTCACTTCAAACAGATTTTAAGAGTTTTGTTTATGACTTCTATTCTAATCCTGAGAATTATTATAATCGATTTTATTATAAAGGCAGGTATTACTATGCAGAATACGATCCATATTCCAATAAAGACTATATCAGTATTCGAAGCTATATCACTTCAGAAGTAGTATTAGATATTCCAGCTCCAGAAATTTTTAAAAAGATGCCTGATGAATGCTTCCAAAAACGAGCATTATTTGAAGAATATTTAAAGGAGGATTCTGATGAATAAGAAAAAAGACGTAATTACTATTCCCGAAACACCCGTAACTAAGGAGATTGGGAATGATAAAAAACAAAATGAGGAGTCTATAACAGATTCCCTTGTGTCTGCACTGAAAGACATTTATAAAGGCGCAGAAGTCACATTTTCTAAAAGAAAAGGAACCGATCTGGTAGATATTGATATTCATTATTCCAATAAGAAGGATAGACCAAATGCAGCAGATAAAAAATAAAAAGATGGATCTGGAGGGTACAACCCCTCCAGATATAATAACCGAACCGAATAAAGATATTGTTGTCAACTCACAGTTTGGTACGAAAGTTATTGTCTCTGATGATTTGATCAGAGTGGTTGATGTAAACAATAATGTCGTATTGAATATTGGTAAGAGAGGAATTAAGATCGACATTGATGATCCTCTTAAGAAGCATGCTAATGTGTATATTCCTAGAGAAGATCAACCCTCCACTCTGGATTGTGTATACTGTGTGAATAATGATCCTGTATACATTATTGCAGAAGAGGAAGATAATACTGGAAATTCGAATGAACTCTGGTTTGACTTTGTTAATGTCAATTCTTAATTCAACCATATATTATAGCTATGAGAAGGCTAATTACAGTCTTCTCATTTTTATTTTTATCAAAAAGGAGGAGTATGGATGGAAATCAATCTAAATGTAAAATATCCAGAAGGATGTAAATTTACAACAAGATTGGAGAGAATTAATTTAGACAAAGAAAAAGAAAAAGATATGGAATCTGGCAAAGGTTTCATTATCAGCGAACCATTGGATATTAAGAAAACGTTATCCAGATCCGATTCGATTTATTCTGAGAAATATATGAAAACATTACAAGATCCTGATGCATATGCAGATCGATATTCTTGTGAGTGTAAAGAATTACAGGGTAAAAATAATGAGGGAATGATTTGCCCTAGATGTAGAACTAAAGTTAAGTTTGTTGGAGAAGACTTCAGCATTACAGGATGGATTCCTACTGGAAAGTATGCCATCATTCATCCAAATATCTATCAGTCTTTATCTAAGTATTTAGGACAACAGCTATTAGAATCTATCATTCAGCCAGAGATTGATTTGGATGCCAATGGAAATCCTATACAAAAATATAGTTCTAAGTTGGTTCAGTCTCAGACTAAAAGGAAGTATAGAAAAACAAAGTTAGACGATACCTATAAAGGTATTGGTCTCATTGAATTTGAACAGAAGTTTGATGAGATTATGGAATATTATCATAGCAAATTCAAAGGAAAGAAAGAAGATTACTACAAAGATATTATGAAGAATAGAGAAAAAGTATTCATTCATAATGTGCCAGTATATTCTACAGGGTTACGACCATTTAAAGTAGAAGGAACTAGATTTACCTTTGAAGAAACAAATGCGATCTTTAATATGATGGCTAAGATTGCTGCTATGATTAGAAATGATAAGTTATCTATGTATAACATTCCTAAATATAGAAATGTTATTCTATGGAATATGCAGGATCGATACAATGCTTTGTATACAGAAGTCGTTAATATCTGTTCTGGTAAGAAAGGTATTATAAGAAATCTGATAGGAGGTAGATGTAGTTTTACATCTCGGTCTGTTATTGTTCCAGATCCAACTCTAAGAGTTAATCAAGTCACATTGAGTTATCATACACTCTTAGAGTTATTACAGCAAACAATCATCAATATTTTGGTTCGAACGTATAATATCGGGTACAATGATGCGTATATGAGATTTAAACAAGCTCAGATTGTGCCCGATCAACGAATTAGAGATATTATTGAAAATATCATTGCGACTAGCGATGGTGGTATACCAGTACTTATTAACAGGAATCCGACAATTGATTATGGTTCCATCAAAGCTATGAAGTGTATCGGAATAAATGACAATTATACCATGGGCATGCCCTTACAGGTATTGTCGTCATTTGCTGCGGATTAACGTACTTAAAGTACAAAAGTCCTCATATATGGTAACATGTGTGAGTAACCTTGTTAAAAGCTGGAAACTCCTAAAACTTACAAAACCTATATGGTTACGAAAGTAGAAACAATTTGTAAGATAGCCTATGTTGAAATACAAGAATTAGATATATGTGGTTCTTACTCATTAAAGAGATATATCTAATTTGCTAAGGGTACAATGAGAAAATGGACAATCAGCACCTGTTCAAACAGGTTCAACGACTAACCCGTCGCGGGGTGTAGAGTACAGCGTACTCGAAATGCAAGGCTCCATATTTATATATGGATGTGATATAGTCTGGTCTGTATAGAAAGTATATAGAAGTTCATAAGAGAACTGGGTAGATGTAGCGAATCTATTTGACCACAACGTTTGATGGAGATACACTTAATATTATTTATATCGTCAATGATGAATTTTGGAAGTCTGCACAAGAAGTATTTGATCCCAGAAATGCTATGATGATTTCCAGAGATGATGGGAAATTCAATAACTCTATGAATGTATTCAAAGATACTCTGATTAACTCTAATGCATTGATCTATTTATCCAGAAATAAGTATACGCCCACACAAATGGGTAAGATTATTGCTTTGAAGAAAAAGTATGCCAGATAAATATTCTTTGAGTTATATATTATATCAGCGAGATGAGAAAGAATAGTATGTACTACGGTTATAAAAGCTGCTTCCGAGGGGGAGAGAACTAAAGCCTATTCAGAGGCTTCTATAACAAACTCAAAAAGGAACTGATTTTAACTACGTAGTACATATTATACCCTCTTCGTCTCCACACACCAAGCTGCCTATAAGTATAGGGCAGAAAAAATAAAGAGAGCTTTTAGTTGTACTCCTTTTGACTCTCTTTATTTTTTATTTTGTAATCTAATTTTTCTGAAATAATATAATATATCTCTGAGTATATAGGATATTCAGAGGTAATATTTTATATACTTATTATAAGTCTATATAGAGTATAGACAATAAGGAGGTGGATCTGGAAATGTGGGATACAGGAACAGATTTATCCGATATCGTTGAATAATTGTAACATAGCTCATAGAAGAGTAACAAAACGATATAATTTAAAAAAAAATAATCCGGGAGATTCTGAAGACACATAGAGTAATCAGAAATATATCAGGTGACTGTCAGGTCACCTGGATTATTTTTTGTGACATTCTTATAATACCAATTATTTTTATGGAGGTGTTATAGAGAATGCTTAGATATATTGTGTATTTACCATGCATGCTGGTTATTATGATGATTTGTTATATAACAAATCCGATTGTCGCTTTATTTTGTGATGAATGCGGAGAATTAAAAGGATTCTTACATTTATGGCAAACTTGGGATGATACATGTGATGCGGAAGACTGGTGTACAGATTATTCTCCTAAATGGATGAGATATAACTATTATGAGAAGTATACCGTACACAGAAGATTAGACCCTAAGATATGTAAATGGGTTAAATATGTTACGCTCAATCCAGGAGCTACATTCACTATAAAAGAAAGATTCTTACGCTATCTAAATCGCGTGGCCTGGTTAACCAGAAATTGTGCATATGGATGGGCTCAGTTTGTATTTGGAATTAAAGCAAAGCCGGTTGATATGAAGAATATTTATCATAAAGAAGATCAATATGGTAGAGCTAAAGATATCTATATAGACAAATCGGTTAGATGTATTTTGTTTAGACCATTTAAGATTTATGCCGATTTAACTTTTTTCCATGGTAGGCTTAGATGGAATAATTATATTGGATGGAAGATTCCTATAGAGCCAACAGATATAGATCCCAATAAAGAATGCCAATCCATGATAGCTAATCGTATCAGTATAAGAATAGTAAAACATAAAAAGTCATAAGTATATGAGAAGCTCATATGAGCTTCTCATATACTATTTTGTAATCTAAGTTCTTTTTATTTATATATTATAGAAATAAGAAAGGTATATATGACTTTTCGATATTATGATAAAACTTTTATGGACGCATGATATCTGAAAGGAATAATATGAACTCCAAATACTTAAATATAGTATGTATAATGCTTAAACGATATGAAAGTATTATACTACTCATTATCAAACTGTATCTTATTTTAGGCTAAAAAGAGAAACAAATTTTAAGTAGAGGAATAATATTTTCTAAAGTCATATACACCTTTCTTATTTTTATTTTTGTAATCTAAGTTCTTTTAAAGTATATATTATAAGAATGAGAGATAAACTATAATTTTAGATATTATCGATATGCCCGCATATTATAGTATCTGAAAGGAGTGTTATGAATTACAATTGTCTAAGATTGATATGTATAATACTTAAACGCTACGAAAGCATTATACTATTAATCGTAAAGCTTTATTTAATATTCGGTTAAATATAAGCAGGAGGACTTTATTCATAAGCTCGTGCATTTGGCCATAGTTTATCTCTCTTATATATACGTTATTTTATTTTTTGTAATCTAATCTTTTATAAATTATATAATATAGAGATGAAGAAGATATAATAGTATCAAATTTTCTATGATACTAGAGATTATAGTAATCAAAAGGAGGATTATATTATGAAAGTAGATGCTGGTTTATTTATTTGTATTATAGGTTTTATTTGTTGCTGTGCTTTTCTTTATCGGGATAAGATAGCAAAATTTATTGGTTGGAATCATGATTTTAATGACTAAGGAGGAGTAGTCAAATGAAGAAGGGAAATATTATTAGTATTCTAATGGTAGTTGTAGCTATCATTGTTGCTGGATATCTTTATGGAGATAAGATAGCTAGCAAAATTGGTATTGATCTTCATAAGTCAGAGCCAACAAAAGTAATAGAAACGGCCAAAAAGGATGAGCCTAAGAAAGAGGAAAAGAAAGAAGAAGGCAGAAAAGTTGGCCCAGATTATAAGTGGATTAAAGACGTCCCCAATATGAAAAGAGATGCATATAGTAGAAAGATTAATGAACTTAGGTGTGTTCGTTATTCTCCCAGTAAGAATAAGATGGCGTTAGACTATTGTGCATTAGCAGATAAGGCTTTTGGCAAGAAGCCTGGGACTTTCTATTTAACTCCTAATGGCGAATATGTTATAGAAGGACCAGATCCATTAAGTATGGATAACAACAAACCAACCGTTTACTATGTATTCGAAAAAGTAGGAGAGGATAACTTTAAAGTAAAACGCAAAGAAGTTCCTTCCAAAGGTATTGTTGTAGAAGCAGAAGCAGCTCAGAGAAGCTGGGATTATATTGTTAAGACGTCCTATGAAGCATGGGATAAAGATCTTGATTTGAATAAGTATTGATTTCAAAAAGGAGACATAAAATGGATAAGAAATTATTAATCAATGGTGGGTTATTAGCTGCTGCAATCTTAGCAGCTGGATATGTATATAGTGATAAGATTACCAATACATTGGGAATTGGCCATAAGCCAGATGTACAGATTGAAGAGTCTGTCGATAAAAAAGAAGATAAGACTGCTTCTAAGATAACAGAAGTTAAGAATGAACCAGTACAATCTAATGTAAATGCTGGTCCTAGCCTAACTACTGGTGGAAATAGCCGACCTGCTAATAACTACTCGATGAACGGGCGAATGATTCGTGATCTTGGTGATAATGAGAAAAACACAATGGATCCAAACAGAAATGTTTTTCTTAACACAGTTTATTCCAATGGAGGACGTAGTTACAAGGTTATTGATATTGCGAATAAAGTATTTGGAAGAACTTGGTTCTGCTATGGAATTCCTAATGGTAATATCGTATTTGAAGGTGCTCCTGTATTAGTGGGCGATAAAGATAGAATGTATTTTGTATTCCAACCGAATGGTAATGGTGCTTTTACCGTTAAGTATGCAGAATCTATTACTAGCACTCAGCCTGCTTCTCAACCGGAAGCACAAATCTTATGGACGGCCGCACTAGAACGCGGATCCCAGGAATTAAGTGGTAATTGATTGATTAAAAAGGAGAGATATTATTATGAAAAAGGAAACAATGATTAGCGGTGCAATGATAGCAGTAGCTATTGTAGGAGCAGGATATCTTTATGGAGATAAAATTGCTAATAAGATTGGTATTGATATTCACAAACCTAAAGCTCAGGTAGAAGAAACTGTTAATAAAAAAGATGAACCGGCTGCAGAGAAAAAGATTAAACAGAGCCCGGATTTGGATGCATTTATGAGCCTTGGTGTAGCATTTAAAAACAGCCGTCCATATACAACTATGCAGATTTTGCAAAAGTTGTTTGGACAGACTTTGGAATACTATGCCAAAGAAAATGGCGATATCGTAGTTGAAGGCGTTTTCCAGCTGGCTACAGAAAAACAGCCAATGATGCGGTATGTATTTAAGAAAGATAATCCTATGTATTATCCAATTAAGTATATTGAAATCCCATCCCAGAATAAAACAATGGGAACGATGGATGCTGAAAAGTATTGGTTGGATATGCAGAAAAAAGCATCTTATGCATTGGATCGTAGCGATAACTACTAAAGGAGTTGTTGAATATGAAAAAGCAACTTAGTGCATTATTCGTAGCATTACTTACTATCTTTACTCTTGGATATCTTGGAAAATATATTCAGACAAATTTCCGAGATACCATTTCCAAATTGCTTAAGTTAAAATAAGTATTACATTTCAGAAGGAGATACAAAATGAATATAGAAAAAATGAAAGACGCAGCAAAGGCAGCTATTGAAGCAGCAAAAGAAGAAAATCCGAATAAGCCGACAGAAGTAACACCTCCAGTACAGAATACAGAAGCACAGCCCGCTTCTGAAGCAACGGTACAGAATCCCAGTTTGATCAGAAGAATTGTAGGCAGTAAGTATACAAAGATCTTTACTGGGATTGTATTTATCTTTATCGCACTGGCAGCTATCTTTGGAGATCCTGCGGAAGTAGAAAATATCCGCAGTCTGAAAGTAAGCTCTAACCCGAAAGTAACTTGGGGTGAAGCTATCGATGGATCTTTCGATAAGGTTAAATGGAAAGTTGAATCTACTAAGAAGGATAATATCAAGAAAGTATATTTCTCTGGTATTATGAAGTCTAAGTATAATTCTGACAAACCATACGTTGAAGCAGTCTTTACTTACAGAGATATTCCTGAAGCCGGCAAATTCCGTATCAATATCGATCATATCGAAGCTGATGGCGAAGCCGCTATTGGAGTTAATAACAACGATCTGTTTGTTGCATTGCTGACTCCATATGCATTAGAAGATGCTGGTGGTACATCTGGTAAGAAGAAATAAATCTTCTTATAAATAAAGAGGTCTTAGTGACCTCTTTATTTTTTGTGTCTTTGATAACTTTGACATACTATTAAATTCTATAATATAGAAAGGAGCTCATATAAATTGGGATATAATAAAGACAATCCTAAGTTCTTAGTAGGATTATATCAATCTCCTTTAACTGAAATAAGAGAATTTAAGAAAGAGTATGCCGTATCATTATGTATTCCTTCTGTATCTTCTTCTTATTCCGTATGCACCGAATACTTCAGAAAATGGGTTAAGAATAAATTCCAACCAGACTTTTTTAAGTCTGAGTATATTGCTGGCAGAAATATATTGAGAGATTTCTTAAGTAAAGATATGATTGATAACTTAAGAAAGAATAAACCAGCATTGGCTATTAAACCACAATTGGATTATAGCTTTAATAGAGAGAATACAGATCTATACTTATATGGCCGGAATATCTATAATAACAGAACCAGATTCAAAGATTGTTTCTTTGTAAATCCGATCAATAAGAATATGCTTAGTGTAGAACTAGAGCAGATTCGAGTAGAGTTTGCTGTACGTATTAAAGTATCTTCTTATAATACAGGAGTAGATCTGTATAAATTTATGCAGATGGCTTTCCGTTCACAAGCCACAGAAACCAGATTTGCTGATATAGATTTCCAGATTCCAAGAGCACTTATGCTGCAAATAGCCAGAGATGCTGGATTTGAAATTGTTGGAACAAATGTAGCCGATAATTGTGCATTCTTAGCATTTATGAATAAGCACTCCAGACTTCCTATTGTATGTAAATTCAGAGGAACTAAGGGAGAATACGAGTATTTCTTAAAGATGACAAATGTCTACACTCACTTCCGTTGTGCAGAGGTGGATTTGGACGATGGAGAACGAGAAGGACAAACAGATAATAACTTTGTTGTATCTACACAAGTAGAACTTCTTTTTTCTGCTCCTAAGTTCTATGCTTATTATGCAAAAGATAAACATGATTTTGGATTAATCGATAATACTCTTCAATGTACAATCTATAATCTATATACAGGACCTATTCCTATGAAGAATGCTTCTGGATGGAATCGGTATATGGAAACTACATACACTGAAGATAATGATGAGTATAATAGACATGAATTATCAGAAATTATGTTTAGAGAAGTTATAGAAACTACGGCTATAAAGAACTCACTATTTAAGATTGCGGAGTATACTAAGTCGATCTTTATATCTCCAGCATCGTTTATGGATATCAAACTATTCAATGGTTCTAAAGAGGTTCCTATAGAGATCGATTGGAATACGTATACAATCAAAACATTGGAAGTATTAAAAGAACAATCATCTCAATTGGTTTTCTATGTAGACTTAGAGTTTATCAATAACTATACGATCAATACACAAAAAGGATACTCTAAGAGAGTAGAAGACAATAATCATATGGTATAAGCATTATGAATTCCACTGGGTCATATGCCCCAGTGGATATTATTTGTGTTAATTGGTAAACCCTGTTGGGGTGACCATAGAGTATATGACCGTATTCGCTTTCTCTTGAAATTCTTTTTTATCATAGAAGCTAGTAACCAAAGCATTCTGATTATTGATGCTCTCCTTTAAGTATCTGGTAATACTTGTTCTGGAGTTGTTTATCTCATTATCAAGAGCAGTTATTGTGTGTTTGTATGTAAAGTTATAGTAGATTCCCAGTAAGCCGGCTAAGATCAGCATACATGTGAACAATGTAATCGATATCTTAGATTCCATTGTGTGAATTGAAAGTTCCATAATTATCATACCCTTCTTCTAAGTAGTTTAAAATCTAAGTACACATTTATGTGTAAAAGTTTTATTCATACTTTTAAGATTAATCTGAGGGAATCTATAATCTGGATGTATTGCATTGCAATTTGATTGATAGTTATAATTCTTTTCTATCGTTTCCGAGAATAGAAAGAAGAAATCTATATCCGGATATTCTACCCCATCTATTGGTTGTATTTTGGATAATAGCCCAATTGATCTTGGATATTTGAATATATTGATAGAAAAGTATCGTTGAAATTTGACTGGATATTTTTGATCTATTAGAAGATAACAGTTATATCCAGCATAATATTGTGTAGTTGTATTCTTCATCATTTGATCATTGTATATATTTTCTCCCACAGCTAAATCGTAGGCAAACCCCTTAAGATGAAATGGAGAGAATTGTATATACTGATTATTATGAGAAGATTGAAATAAAGATTGAGAGATATTGGATTGATTGCAATACCGGAATTCTTTATCAAACCCCGATCCATAAAAATACATAGACCCATCACTAAAAGAACTATATAGATGCAGGCCACACCCATATAGTCCAAAATATTGAATATCTTGTTTAGGAACCGATGTAAAAGATGTATAAGTATAACGATCTACTTCTCTTACAATCATTCCATTCTTGTATCGGATAAGCCATAAGAATGGCTTATCCGAAATATTGGTATAGTATGGTATGTCTTGCACCAAGTCTAAGTTATGATCCATATACTATACCCTCTATATTAAGTATAGTATCCAGATACACGTACCTTAAATTGATGCAGACCTTTCAATGCATTAATCTTAGGAACAACTTTTAAACAAATCTTTGCTACGTTCTCAGGATTAGCATCATAAGAACCGGCATTTTCTGCTCCACTGATTTTGAAATCAGCTTTTGTAGAAGCAGCTCCATCATTGGCACAGATCATTAACTTATCATCTCCGCCAATTGGAGTCATATCTTTGATTCCATCTCCATTCAAATCAGGAGATAAAGCTTCGCAGGAGGCTTGTACCCATTTATCCAGAACAACTTGTTCGTTCAAGTTATCTCCAGATATATTTTTTGTAGTAATATAGGCACTCACCAGATCTGCTGCTGTACCAGTAGAGTTTCCTCTATTATTCCAAATATGAAGAACTTTTGTTTCTGATTCAGGAAGACTGGATCCGCTGTTTACATCCAGAGTTCCAACTTTCCAAGGTCTTGTAATTTCTATATCATGCTCATCACAAATGGAAATGACTGGTGTTGTACTACTTGGCATATAATGATCACCCCTCTTTCGTAATCAGGGGAACAAACTTGTTCTCCACATAACGATATACACATTTCTTGGTAATATATAATTTATTCTCAGAAGGAGACGGTAAAGCTGTCAATGCTTCATAAGAATCTACAAACTGAATGATAGAATCTAATTTAGAATCTATGTCTTCTTGTTTCTTATTCACTACAGCAAAACGATAACCTGTCATATCTCCGGAGCAGTTTAATTCTTCTCCAATAATATGAGGAGTCGGTACACCATCTTTGGTTACAGAATAAACAGTATTCCCAGCCAATACAAAGATTCTTCCAGAATCATCGCAAGTAATCGCATTTAATACATCAATAGGCAATTTAAATTTCTGAAGATCTCCAGATTTAACGTCTACTTTAGCTAAGTTATTTCCTTCTTCATCTGAACCAATAATCCAGATATGATCTTGGTTATCAAATGTCATCTCTTTAGATAATGTTAATGCTTTTTCTACCAATTTGATTGGATTGGAACAATAAGCGATCTCTAACGATGCTGTACTATAATGAACTTTAAACAAAGATCCGTCTTCTCTAAGAATATAGAGATTTCTATGATTATCTACAATAACATCTACAGGTTTTACAGAATCTGTATAGATATTTTTGTAGTTGGTATATTTACAAGAGAATGAGTTAAGTATAGCAATCTCATTACCATGACCATCCGGTAATGTACCGCATACATATCCAGTCCCATCAGAGTCTATAATACTCTTTCCGGGGCCAATTTGATTAGATATTATAGTTTCATACCGAATTTGATCGTCATGAATAATAGATATTCTATTCTCTTCTGTATTAGATACAAAGAATGGTGTACTGTATACACCAGTATTAGAATCACAAGTCGGATATCCTTCTGAAATATAAGAAGCGCCATCAGCTACTCTAATAGTTTTAGTAAACTTCTCAGATGTAATATCAAACTTAAATATTTTATGCAGATTACAAGACAGTACATATACTGATTTACCATCTGACGTTACTGTAATATGGCATTTACCCAATATATCTGGCAACACAGGAAAATCATATGAGCTAATCAAACTCATATCTTCTGTTTTATAAGCCATTAATTTATTTTGCTTAGTATCTACCAGCCAAAGAGTTTTTAAGTATTCCACCATTATATTCCTCCTTTAATAGGTCACTATTACCTGTATGTTTTAGAGACCATTATTTATTAGTCTTAGAATGATTGTCTGTTTGGATATATGTATTATTGATTGTAGTATAATGGTTATCATGTACATCAGAAGTTGGATTCTTTCTATGTTCTTCTATGAGCTCTTTGATATTGATATTTAATCCAATCAGTTTCAATAAGAATCCGATAATGACTATAATAATACCTTTTGGTTTTAATGTATGAATTTCTTTTACTATTTTTAGAATAGTTTCTGTTAAGTTATATCCTAAAAATCCAATCAGAATAATAATACCGGTAAGAGCTTTTACACCGAGCTCATACCGTTTGCATAAAGGATAAGCAATATAATAAGAAATCAGCGTACTCATAATAGTAGATATGAATACTTCACTGAGTTTGAATTTTCTTTGGTCAATGAATTTTGATACATAGCCTTTCAAAAAGCTCCCAATTAACGCAAAAATAAGAATAGTGACAATTGTAAATATCTCTTCCCATAATTCTGCGTCATTCTGCGGCATGTACATCACCACCTGTTCGATGTTTGGTGTGTCTGATATATATATTAGAACTCATAACGCCAACCAAGATACATCCAAGCAGGAGTAACGAAATAAGTGTTCCTATGAAGGCTGTTAAGAATAACAGTGCATTCATATTATACTTATACTCATCTATTAAAAAATCGTACCGATTGATATCATATATGAACGGCTTAATCGCATAAAAAACATTGATTTCTCTGACTATGATAAAATCATAGTCATCAAGACTGTCATTTAAAGATACATAAATAGGTACAAGGATATTATAGTTGATTAGTTCTCCAGTTGGGGTTGCATGAATAATACTTTCTAGGCTATACTTATTCGGATTAGTAATGCCTATAATAAACCGATTTTGTGTAGCTACATCAGATTCCCAAAAAATTAAATTATGTCTGTTTGATAATAGCTCAAAGATTGCATTTTGAGCCAATGTTTTATTGATCTTATTATTAACTATCTCAGACCAAGGGATCAGTTCGGTATGAGGATATAGAGTTCCTATATCTTTTATATCCAGTATACCATATTTATTGGAAATAAACAAGATATGATCCGTTAAATTGATATTAAACATTTTTGTTATTTTCATATCGTATATGGTAATACGACTTAATATACGGGTCAAGTCTTGGGATATAATATCTGTTTCATTACGGTTAATGGAGTCTGCCAACAATCTCTTATTCTCATCGGTCAAATGGAGTTTAATCGCACTGGAAATAAACTCATTTTGCATCTTGCCTTGATTGATTCGATTATGTAAGATATATTCTATATTTTCTGCTTTACTATGCTGCATACGATCTACATTATATCCGATATCTTTTTTAATAGAATCTAAGTTATCAAAGGTAAGAACGACCGTAAAATATAAGCAGATAATTGGTATAATAACCATTAAGATATTTAATGGCAATCTTAGCCGTTTTTTACAGGTTGTTTTGGTTAGCGATTTAAGTTTACGAATTTCTGTCATTTCAATAATATACCCCCTTTCTCAAAATTATAACGGCATCTATATGCCGGATTACTACTATGTCAAGTGCAAAAGTGCCCATACTAACATAGTAGTAATCGAAGCTAAAGCTATTGAAATACGCTCAAAAAGGAGGTATCCTATGGCAGGATTTGATAAAGAAAATAAACTTATTTATGAGGATTTATCACCCTCATTACAAGCGCTATTGAAAAACAAAGTAAAACTATCAGATCTGCTTGTCTTAATCGACAAGCTGCAAAAAATTGATGGAAAATTAGCTCAAACATTAGACAACTATATTCAGAAAGATAAAATCTGGCAGGCATTACATAGATATCCAACCAACTATGTACCGGCTGATACATCTAATCAAGGTTGGAATAAATTAGGATTTTGTATTATTAATTACTCCATTGATGGAAAGATTAATAAACAGCCTAAGCAATACGGACAGTTATTGAATATACCTTATGGAGAGCCAGGAACAAGTTCTAAAGAATCTACTCAGATTTGGATAGATCAGAATGGTGGAGATATTAGAGTTCGTGGTGGAAATAGTGATGTAAAAATTAATAACCAACCATTTAAGAAACTATTAACAGAAGAATCCGCTTATCCAATTGGCAGTATCTATATGACAACTAAACCAGGCAATCCGGCCAATGTAATTGGCTATGGAATATGGGTACAGATTAAAGGAGCTTATCTGTATGCTACTGGAGCCGATATGGGCGACATCAATGCTTCTACTGTTAGAGAAGGATCGAACAAAGTTAAACTGAATGCGGCCAATATGCCGGCCCATTCTCATACCGGCAGTACTTCTGCAGATGGAATTCATAGTCATACTCTACATACTAAATTCGATCCAGATGATTCGGCCGGCATTAATAAACCAGAAATATTTCCTTTTAGTGGTGATGATTGGTGGGAAGGTGAATGTGATTTTTCAGTAGATAATGCTGGACAACATGCTCATACTTTTACTACAGATAGTGCAGGAGAAGGAAAAGAATTTGAAATAGCTCCATTACGAGTACCGATCTATGCATGGTATCGTTCTTCATAATTGGAGATGATCAGTATGACTAACGAAGAAAAAGAAATTCGAAGAGTAAGATATGATCAATTATCTCCATCTATGCAAGAGTGGTTTGATGATATAGTTTATAAGGATAATGAAGCCTATGCTAAACTTAAACAAAAAATAGAAGAAGCATATGCTGCAATAGAAGAGGCCTTTGGTCATATTGGTTAAAAGAGGTGATGTGCTAATGTCAAAAATAATTAAAAAAGCTTTTGGAGACAATTCTCATTATAAGCTTTTTCGATACCCCTATGATGATACGCAAATTCATGAAGAAGATACTATTAATAACGAAAAAATAGTCATCAGATGGATTGGTAATGATCAAGAAGAACTATATTTTTATAATAACTGCTTAACAAAAGTAAAAGAGATAGAACCAAATCTCCATGTTTATCAAATCGACAAAAACAAGGACTTGGTGATTGGGTGGAAAAGAAAAGATGAAGCCACTCCAAGAGTAGAGCTTAGCATAAATACCGTAAGAGAACGAGTTCTAACTGCGAATAATCAAGAAGTAACCCCGAGTACTATTCTCCACATAGGAGATAAAATTCATTTTGCCCCAACTGCGTCGTCTAACATACAAAGATATGATACAGAAGCACACGAGCCCGACTCTATTACTTGGACAACGGCTAAAACAATTACAGATTATGGCGAAATACAATTAAACTACCAGAAAGTAGAGTTAATAAGTATAGACCAAGATCCTAAAACTCCGTTTACTATAGTAAACAATTCAAAGGCAAATATTGTAATTACAAATCCGTATGATAATAATAAAGTTGTTCATACGGGAGATGCTGTATTATATAAGCATAATTTCTTCCATGCAACAATGAATGAAAATTATGCGTTTGATCCAGAGGGATCGCATTTTATAGAATTAGTAGATAAATCGACAAATTTATATAGAATAACGGATAACAATCCTTATTTCAATATAAAATATGCTGGTAAAGTTAAAATTGTAATACAAGATCCGTCAAATTATAATGCTGAATATCGTGTTGCTGACGGAGGTCTTATTAGCAATAATGACATGTTACCAGTTGGCAGTATAATCAAAATACGATTGGCACGTGATAATGTCGATTTAAAGGATATGCCCGAACATACTACATTGGTTAGCCAGACTTTCTGGAATACTGACGACGATCCTTATGATTTGCGAAAAGACTATAATGTTAAGATTAACGAAGAAGAGGATTTAACTACAATTACATTAAAACCTCCGCAGCCTCAACCTAGTACTGTATTTAAAACTAACGCAAATAAGTATAATGATAAAGTGACAGTAGAATCACACATAAATCATGTAACTGCAGATCCACTTCCATCAGATCCCACCTGGTTTAGTCAGTTCGAAGTTGTTAAAATTTCTTTTAAGGGTAATTATGGTGAGACTGGATATAAAATCGATAGCGTCCAAAATGCGATACATTGTGGAGAAGATTATTATCAAGCAAATGGTGCTGAATGTATCATCAATATATCAGAAGTATCTGATTATAAATTACGAATATTGAAATCTGCTCCAGGAGCCACAACAGAAGAATGTGGTGTATACGATATGGAAGTCCAGAACAAAAAATATCCTGATGGAGCTATACTCTCATTAAATAAAGTAATTAGAATAATTCCTCAAGAAAACTTTATAGTCGATCAAGATAGACTTGCAGATTTAGAACTTGTTGATTCTAATATGTCATCATATAAAGTTACTGGTCTTAATCCTACAGTAGCTACAAAGGTAGCGCCTTTTGTTACCGTTACTAATGAGAATCCTGATCAAATCGTAATTCGAACTACAAAATATCCTCAAGTTACTTTATCTACATACCCAGATAATACTCATGTGCGTCTTGATAATCAGATTACAATGGATATCGATTCGCCAACCAGAAGAAGTTTCAAAATAATACATACTGGGCTTGAATACTTGAATTTCAGCGATTATTATAAAGTAATTGGGATGAATGTAAATGTAAAAATTGCTCCCAAAAAACCTCCGTTGCAGATAAAATTGTCTGGTCCAAATATCGAGAATGCTGTATATAATGATAGTATAAGTCGGGGTGTTGAAAATAATGATCCTGTATATGAGGGCGAACGAATTATGTTCAAATACCCTAATGGTTTTACAACTTTAACCGAAGTGGTTGGGCTTGATGTGTTATCTGAGGCTCCTGGTTATCGAAATACATATATAGTTAAAGAAGATGCCACAGAAGTAAAACTAACATGGACCGAATCCCCAAAGGCTCATTTAAATAACGCCACTCCACAAATCATTGTAGTATCTACCGTAGAAACTGAGGACCCAGAAGCTATTACCGATTTCCCAGAAAATATTCTTCATATAGGTGAACGATTCAAAGTAGCATATTTCTACAGTGTCGAGCATCCTGAAAATTATGAAATCAAAGCAACCAATGCTAAATTTTTAGAAGTTGATGAAGAGGATGGTGCACGTATTTATAAAATCACAGGTGCTAATCCTACAGTAAAAGCTATACACAAACCTAAAAATGTAACTGTTTATATTCCTAATCCTGATAATACCAAATATACCGTTCTTCAGGAAGATGACACTCCTATTACAGATGGCACAATAGTGAAGTCTGGGCAATCGTTCAAAATTAAAATGATTAATAAGAATTACGAATATACAAGCGATAGTATAATCGATTGTACGCTTTCTTCTAAATCACATTATGGCGATAATATTCCTATATATACCTTCACGATTAAGGACGATATTGTGGCAGATTCCATTACTATCCCTCCGCCTACAGGAGGTGCAACTATAGTTTTGAATATACTTCCTAATGAAAATTCTGATAAACTGACAGTCGCGGCTATAGACGATAGTAATAGAGTAATAACCACCTTCCCTGATAATAGTTTACATCTTGGAGAACGTTTTAAAGTAGAGGTTAAACCTGAATTTTCTGAATGGTGGAAAGTTAAAGATGTCTTCAATGGATCAAAAGATAGTGATGGAATTTGGAAAGTTGCGGGTGATCCGTGCAATATTATATTAAATAAACTTTTTCATCTTACCGTATATACAGCAGGTGGTAATGATCCCAACGAAATTACTTTCTATAAGACCAAAGAAGGGTTAGACGAAGATATAATAAACGATATTAGTCTAATAAAGTTTTCAATACATGATCGCATTCATTTCAGATTATGTAAGTGGGTAGAAGTAGATACCGATAATTCTAATTTAATAACTCATGTTAACGAAGAAAATGGAGTTCTTACATATTTTGTTGACGGCGAAGGGTGTATACTTCGTACTAAGTTGAAAAATAATGTTTATATGCTATCTGTAAATAATGCTGCTGATGGAGTAGGTCATGTTTACAGAGAGAATGGAACTACGCTTATAGACAACCACTACTATGTAGAAAAAGATGAAATCGTTGTAGTCAAAGTAGAAGATCCGAAGATCGTTCCTGATGTAACCCAGTTAGAGCTCGTTTCTCATGAGAATAATACGTATAAGTTTAAAGTTCTCTCGGGCGCTGAACATCCGTCTATTTCGTTAAATGATCATACCCCAGTCCTTATAGACTCCAATCATCCAGATTGGATCACCGTTAGAAAAGATGATTCTACAGGACCAGTATTGACTCTTCCAGATAACACCACATTCTGTAAATATATGAATGTGCAGTTGAGTATCGAATTAAAAGACGAATTTGATCCTCGTTGTTATGAGATATCGGCAACTGGTGTAATCGAATATGGACCTGGTCAATATAGAGAAAAAGAATCTCCTATAGAAGAGGATGTACATATTACCGTTACTCTGACCAAAGGTGTATTACATATCTTGAAGTCATCTCCATCTTCTACCGAAGAAGAATTCGATCTTGTTGACCCAGACAATGCATTGCATATATATAATGCAGAAGATGCTTATCCTATTGGAACAAAAATGAAATTTGTTCCGAAAAATCCTAAATATAAAGTAGATCTGGACAGATGTAAAGATGTTTCTTACGACTCTGGTGTATTTATTATAACTGGACCGTCTCCGACAGTTGCTACAAAAGAAAATAAATCTAAAGTTACAGTCAATGCCACTTGTGGTATAGACGATGAGATTCTTTTATTTAAGTCAAAATCTTCTGGTGAGCAACCGATCGATATTGAGACTGAAAATGAATTTGATATAGGAACGAAACTGTATCTTAAACTTCATAAGTATGTAAAAATAGATATTGATCAATCATCTGGTATAGAGTTGGTTGGAGAAGAAGATGGATTCATTGTATATAAACTGACTGAAACAGAGGCAAAATTTACCACCGATTTAAAAGATGATGTTTTTGAAATAATGATTACTATTTCAGAATCTGGTAGTGCTGAAGTATTTAGAGAAAACGAAACAGATAAATTAGAATCGAGCGACTATATAGCGAAAGACGAGAAAGTTGTACTTAAAGTCACTGACGCAAAATATGTACCCATAATTAATGAGTTAGATGAACTCTCTCATATAGATAATACCTATAAGTATAACGTTAATGGAAACGGTAATCCGTCTATATTAGTAGAAGATCATAATCCAATTATTATTGATTCAAATTATCCAGAAGCTCTTAAAGTTATGGATGAATTTGGAGCTATAGAATTAACCCTTCCAAACAGTACAAAATATAACTTTAGCAGTTTAAGCAAAGCGATTAGGGTTAGTTTAAAAGGCGGTTTTGATCCATCCATTTATTCGTTTACAGTAGATGGAGCTACAGCTACAGGATTGGATAATATTTACCAATTCAATAATCCACTTCCTACAAAAGTAATGATTAATGTATCTACTACTAAAATCAAGTTAAAGATTATACGTGATGATGCGAATCAAGTCAGAGTCTTTAATGAATCTCGTTTAGTTGAGTATAACGATGGAGATGAAGTAACATTAGAATCGAAATTATACATTCAACTTCACTCTGGATACTCTTTAGACATGACTAAGAGTAAAGATATAGAAGCTGTAGATGCTAGCACGTGCCTATATAAAGTTTCTGGAAATTTCCCAACAATAGCTGTTAAAGAAGAATTGGCTGTCTTTAAAATTCCAGACGAAGATCATGTTAGAGTTCGTAGATATGATAATAACGTCCAAATAAATAACGGAGATACTTTAAGAATAGGTACCGCATTTACCGTTACTTTCCCTAATAAATATAAATTAAAAGGTGGTAAAATTAAAGGTGCTAAGAAAGAATATTCTTTAGAAAATGTTTATTATGCTATGGAGCATGAAGTTGAAGTCATTATTGAAGAGCGACCTTTTGCTACTATAAACGTTACTTCTTCCTTACCCTATACGTTAAAAGCTTTAACACCATCAGTAAAACCAATAACTTCTTTGCCAAATTCAGATACTTTAAGAGTAGATGATAAATTTAGTATAGAATTCAACAATAAAGATGACCGTACTAGCAATAAATTTGTAGTTACAGGAGCAATTCCAAGTATTACAAAAATAAATGGTGAATCTATAAAATGCTTCCTTGTAACTGAAACGACTGTTAATGCAGAAGCTAAACCGAAAGTAGTAACGTTTACTAATCATAATGAAGATGTTTACAAAGTAACAAAATTCCCTGAAGGGGACTTAATACCAACTGGATATACTGGTTTAAAAATAGGGCAGAAGATAAAAATAGAACTGTTGGATGATGGGTATCAATTGAATATTCTTGGATTAGAAAGGCTTGATAGCGAATATCCTAATAACCCAATATATAAGATAACAGGCGAGCAAGTAGATATTTTTGGTATTCCATTTCCTTTTGTTACGGTTAATAATGCAAATCCAGACATAATAGCTATAAGTAAGAAAAACGATATATCAAAAGCTATTACAACATATCCTAATACTGATACAATACGTCGAGGTTCTTCATTCTATATATTCTTTAAGCCACCATATAGTGAAAGCACTCATACCTTAAAAGTAGAAGGTGCTAATTTAGATAATAATCGCTACGTGGCTTATGACGATATATACGTTTCAGCAACTGCCATTCCATCTAAACTTAAATTAGAAGGCGAATTTGCAGGACTTAAAGTGACTGCAGAATCTGATGGTAGAGAACTTCATGATGGAGATACATCTATTCATAAGGGAGACTTAATCAAGTTAACCTTCCAGCCTAACTATATGCTCGATGGAGCTGTAACAGGTGCTGAATTAACAAATGCTACGAATAATATCTACAAAATTACTGAAGAATTAGTCACTATTAAAGTAAAATGTAAAGTTAAACTAAAAATTGTAACTCATCAGACACCTCCAGAAGTTACTGTTATGGATCCTACACATATGACAACGTATCATAATGATGATGAGATAGAAGTAGGATCTAAGATTGTTATTCTTCCTAAACCAGGATTCGCAGTTGATTCGGATAAGATTGTTGATATTGAACTTGTTGATACAGATCAGTCTATCTATAAGATTACTGGTCTTCATCCTACAGTAGAATGTAAACAAGTCAATGCTATCATTCATATTCCTGATGAAGCTCATGTTGATGTGTTTACTGTTCCTGGAAATGAGCAGATTCATGATAATGATATAACCCAGAAACTTAACAATCAGCTTAAGGTTATTTCTAAATATCCATACAAGCTCAAGAACAATGCAATTGCTGGTATGGAAGTTGTAGATGCAGATAATGGTATCTATAAGATTACCGAATATACTGTAACTATTGAATTGGAAGAGCTTGAGTTTGCTTCTATTGATGCATTACCTGCTGACATATTTAAAGTCAAAACGGTAAGAACTCCGATTCAGGAAATAACAACTTTCCCGAATAATAATACTCTTCGTATTACAGACAAATTCACTCTTGAATTTAAGAATTCGGATGATGGAATTAAGTATGACGTAGGAGTCACTGGCGCTACTTTAGTATCTGGAAATACTTATCGGGTTGAATCAAATATTGTAAGTATTATTGCTGAAGATAAACAGGTTACTGTTCATATTCATAATTCGACTCATGTTACAGTAACTAAGCATCCATCTAATACTCCTGTAGTTGATGGAGATACAACAGTAAAGATACTGGATATTCTTAAGATTGTACCTGAAGAAGGTTATAAGGTAAGTACAACTACTGGTTTGGAAGCAGACCCTCTCAATGAAAATTGTTATAAGGTTAAAGAGACCAATGTAGTTATTGACGTTGAGACCTATCCGTTTATTACTATCAATAATCAGAATACAGATGTATTGGCTGTTTGTACAACAAATAATATATCTACTGCAATTAGCACATTCCCGAATTCTGATAGGATCAGAAAGACGGCTTCATTCTATATTCTTTATAAAGGATCTAATAACACAACCACACACAGCATCGTTGTTACTGGTGCTACATTAGTATCTGGAAATAAATATATAGCAACAGAAGATAGTGTTGAAGTCAAAGCTGTACCTAAGTTTACTCCATCTAAGATTAATATCTCTGGAGAAACTACAGGAGTTACAGTCAAAGCTGTTGATGATGGTAGAGAGTTACATGATGGAGATACTTCTGTCAAAGTAGATGATAAGATTACTGTTGTACTTAAACCGACCTATAAGTTTGAAGTGCCTATGACTGGAGTAGAAGCAACAGGAAACAGTAATGAATATAAGATTACCGATACAGAAGTAGCCATTAAAGTTAAGCAAATCCAATTTGTAACAATAGATAATGAGTCTCCAACTATAATCACAGTTAAGACGGTAGATCCGGAAGAAGAGATCACGACATTCCCATGTACTGATAAACTCCAGGAAGGACAATTGTTTAGCGTTACATTTAAGAATCCTGCCGATGCTGCTCAGTATACGCTATCTGTTATTGGCGCAAACCATACGACTGGAGATCAGTATATTCCTACAGCTAATTCGGTTACTATTAAAGCAGTTCGTAAAGTCGTTATCCATATTCCTGACGAAACCCATGTTCAAGTAACTAAGGTTCCGGAAAATACTCAGATTCATAATAACGATAATACGTTAGCTATTAACGATCAGATTAAGATTGTAGCTATTCCGAAATGGGAATACAAACTTAAACCTGTAGTTGGTGTTACTGTAGTGGATGCAGATAATGGTATCTATAAGATTACAGCAGTAGATGTTACAATTGAAGCTGAATCTGTACCGTTTATTACTATTAACAATGAATCTACAGATCTGCTTAAAGTAGTAACCGCTTCTGTACTGTCTGAAGAACTTACCGTATTCCCATGCTCTGATAAAGTTCATGAAGATGAAAACTTCATTGTATCTTTCAAGTTGGCTTCTAATGCAACCAAGTACGATGTAGTTGTTACTGGAGCTACTCGAGTGGCTGGTAATATCTATAAGGCGACTACAGGCAATATAACTGTTAAAGCGGAAGCCAAGTTCCCACCGGCTACTATTCATATCATCGATGATGATCATGTAGACGTTGCTGATGCTATGTCTGGTAGAGTAATTCTGGATAATGATACATCTCTCTTTGTTGGAGATAAAATTACAGTCATTCCAAAATCTGGATATCGTCTAAAACAGAAAGTAGGACTTGAACTATTAAGTAAACCTTCTAAGTTATACAAGATTGCGAATGCAAGCGTAACTATAGAAGCGGAAGAGATTCCAACTCCTCCAGCTCCACCTCCCGGTTCATTGACACATAATACTATTCTTTGGTATTTGAAGTCATTATTCTATGGTGGAGTATAATAAGAAAAATAATTGGTGAATCAGTCTAAGCCATTGAGTGAAACCTTGATGGCTTAGCATTTATTTTAATTCAGAAAGGAATAAAATACGATGGCTGATAAAGTTACGTTTGTCTTTGACCCTGCATTTGTTGATGTTACTTTTAATGGAACTCCTGTTCCTGCTGGAGTAGAATCCACAGTAGAGGTTGGTCAGAAAGTTAAAATTCTGCCTAAACCTGGATTTACAATCATATCTATTACTGGTGCTAGTGCATCTGGTGCATTGTATAAGTGCGATGCTAAGAATGTAAACATCGAGGCTGGTGGACCTCATGCAACCATTACATATCCGGCAGATAAAATTGAAGTCAATCCCACAGGAGCAAGAGTTAACGAATTCATTACCATTACGGCTAAACCTGGGTATGAAATTGATCAGGTTACTGGGGCTACATTTGATTCTGGAAAAAATAAATATAAAATCAATACAGCGAGTGTAACAATTACGGCTAAAAATGCCCCCGTTCCTCCAACTCCTCCAGATCAGATGGTTGTTAAATCTCCGCAGTTCTGGCATCATGTAAAAAATATTAATAATATGAATTAATACTTGTTTATGTGGAGATGCTGAGATGAAGTGTTTTTATATAGAAGCACGTAATGAACAAAACGAATATGTATGGATTAAATTTGTCTTCAAAAAGTATAATGATTTATATTTGAGTGATATTATTCGATCAATCAATCAATATCTGATCAATACGTTTCCTTCTAATATATTCTTTACGTATCCTAATATCTTATTTGTAGAAGAGAATCCAACTCTATATAGAAATTATTCTAAAGAGTCTAATATACGATTTATATCTACAGAAGATCATGATGCTGTATACACCTTAACATTCTCCACATATCAATCTTTGAAAGAAGCTCTTTATAATTTGATTTTGGAGGTGAAATAAGTTTGTATCAGGTAGTAAGTTTAGAAGAAGCGAAATCATTAATTTCTGATGCTTATGATTATCTTTGGGATAATGCCAGAGCCTATGGAAGAGATGTTAAAATCTATCTTCATTGGACGGCTGGTGGATATGACGCTACATTTGATGACTATCATTTCTGTATTTTAGGAGATGGTACCATTGTATATACCGGAGATCTGTTCTCTCCTGTATCTTCTACATATAGAAGAAATTCTGGATCATTGTCTATCTCTCTTTGTGCAGCATATGATGCTGTATGCTATGAAGATGGTACCTATGATCTGGGACCATGTCCTCCTACAGAAGCACAGATTGAATCGATGTCTATGTTGATTGCTGAAGCAGCTCATGCTTTAGACTTAACTATAGATAAGAACAGAGTTATGACTCATGGTGAAGCAGCAAACAATGAAGATGATATTGCTCCTCATGAACCATATGCTGTATGGTCTGATCCACAACCTGCTGATGGAATTACAAGATGGGATCTTGCCGTTCTTCAGGATGGTGACGCTTGGCGTAGTGGTGGAGACACATTACGAGGAAATGCTATATTCTACAGTAACCAGTAAAACTTCAAATAAGCTTCTCTATCGGGATATCCCGATAGAGAATGCCTTATAAAACATTATAATAAATTCTTAAAAAGGAGGTTAAGCTAACGTGAAGAGTGTTTATATGAGTGCATACGATATAAACAGCTATGTAGCAGATGATGATGTATTATCTAGAGACAGACTTAAGTTTGATTCTGATAAACCATTCTTTCTGATTTGTAATATACCCATCAAAGACAAGACTATGTTTGAGTTCACTGTGCAGGATTATTATCCTATAGCCGATTTTAGGCATATTCCTCTTTATGTAGGTGTAAGCAAACAGATCTCTACAGGAATATTAGCTGGAACTTTCTCAGTTGGGTCAATTTATTATGATATATCGAATCCGAAGTACGACATCATGTCTAATCATGATGGGGCTCCTGTAGAATATCATCAATATATAGATGGAAGTTATACAGATGCTGATGGACAAGAAAAAGTAGGTTGTAGAAAACCTGGTATTATGGATACAATTGGTGTGGGAGTAAATCTGAAAACCAATACAATTACATTCTTTGTTAATTATACTACAGACTCAGAAAAGCCTGCTTATAATAAGCCATTTTATTCATTCCATCCTCCGTTTGATATGAAAACAGAAACTGGATTGCGGTTCTGTATATGGAGTGATATCTATTATAAACAAATTACAGATGATAATAACTTCAGATCTGGAATAGAGTTCATAGAGGGTAGAAAGCATATCAAAGGATATTGTAACTTTGGAGAGACAGGATTAAAGCATCCTGTTCCTGGATATACATCTTTATATTCTGCTTATTATGCTAAATATGCTACTCATGAAATGGATCCTGTAGAACTAGGCACAAAGGATGCACCATGTACAGTAACGATAACTGGAGATAATTTTGAATTATTATCTAAAGATATGGGTGCTGACGTACATATAGAGAATGAGTTGGATCCTATTGCTAAGAATATCTCTTTAGTATCTGATTCCACTACGGTAGATATTATCAATAAGACGTTATATAAGATGCCTGCTTCTGAGGGTATTGTAGCTACTACAGATTATGGAGACACAAATTCTCATTTAGTAGGATCTAATATCTATATCAATTATCCTATTCCTAAGACAGAAAAGATTTATTTTGAATATACAGTCAAAGAATCTCAATTAAAACCAAAGACAGTAGGTATTCCGATGTCTATGGGCATTACTTCTATACCCAGAGATCCTGCTGTATCTCCGACATATATGAATGCAATTAATCCTGGAACGATTATGACAGAATCTATACGAATGAATTTATATAGAGGAACTCCATTTATTCAAACAGGATTGTTAGATTCTGCTGGATATTTCCAGTATCATATTATTAATGATGGCTTACAGAATTCCAATGCTAATAATTTATTTGTATTAGAAGACATAGAAACTTCTGTATCTCCTGAACAGGGAAGTGTTATTGGAGTATGCTTAGACTTAGCCAATAATACAATGAAAGTTATTATCGATGGAATAGACTTTACTAAATTAAAATTTCCTACGAAGCCTACACCCAGAAATCCATTTACTGTTGATGTAAATAAATCAATAGATGGCAGAACAGAATATGCGTATTTCTTTATTCATGATGAAGGAGCATTTACTGGCAGAGCTGCTGGTAAATTTAACTTTGGAGAAACAACGTTTAGCTTTAAGCCTCCTAAAGGATATACGACGTTATGGGACTTTTATAATGTAGATAAGAGACGTCTATATTGTAAAGACTGGGATGCAGAAGTTCTTATTAAATCAGAAAAGATGGTTAGCTCTTATCTATTTGCTGATCTCAGAATTAATACAATGCTGAAGATTCCAGAAGGTATGAATAGATTGATCGATTCTGATAATATCATTGAAGATAAGTTTCCTCACTATTATGACATCAATACAGACTTTATTCCTCGGATGTTAGATACAATCTCTAGAGATTATAATGGATATATTCCAGAGCATAAAGAGAATTCTATTGCTTCTAGATTCGAAGGAGTTAAGAAATATAGAATTAATATTGCTAAATATAGTAATCAAAAGATTATTGTGTATATGAATGGAAAATCGTATGAAGACTCTTTTGATGCCCCAGAAAATGCATTAATAAAAGTTAGAGTAGTTACAAAGTCAGGATTGACATATGCACATTTCCCTGGAACTCCGAATATATCTAAAGCAATCGTTGGATCTGTTTTATATATTACCGCTACTCCTGCAACCTATGCAGAATATACTGTCAATATTGCTCATTCTGATACCCAAAAGATTGTGGTTCATCATTATAAAGCCAATGGAATCGTTGAAGATCATGAAGACTCATTTATCGTTACATCTAGATATCCTCATATTAAAGCAGAGATTACAGAAGTTAAACCCGGATTTAATAAGGGTACTTTGAATATTACAGAAATAGATGTATCTCATGATATTATTATCTATGCTTCATTGAATGAAACTGTACGATATAAAGTTACTGTACTTCCTACAGTACATCAATATATCAAAGTGGTTACAGAAGGTATTACCAGAACAAATAAAGATGGTAAGATTGAATTTACTGTCGGATATAAGAGATCTCTGAAAGTATTGCTAATAGGAGATCTTGGATATATTCCTGGTAAACTGTACTATACTGGGGCAGATGGAGTTAAGCATTCTATCGTTGGTAATGCAATTACAGAACTTAACGAAAATATTACAATTGATGCAGGAGCTGCTTCTACTGATATTTGTACAGTAGAGATGTCTCAAGTAGAAGGAGCTATATCTACGTTGTATGGATACGATGTTAAGATCTCTCCTACTAAGTATCAGACAATGAGAAATAAAGAATTGACCGTTTCTATAGATCCTAAACCAGGATATTATTTAGATTATATCACGATTGAAACGAAGTAAAAGGAGATTTAATAATGGCTATGAAAAAAAAGAAAGCATTATTAAAAACCAGATTAAAAGACAATACGGTTGCTGGAATACATCCGGAAACAGAAACTTCTCAAGTGGTAGATTTAGCAGATAAGTATTATAATAAATCAGAAGTAGATACTAGATTAAATGGTAAAATGAATACGATTGGTATAGATAGTACTCCTACAGATGGATCAAATAACTTGATTACATCTGATGGAGTGTATGATGCATTGACCAATTGTGTTAAACAGTCTGAACTGACTTCTGCTTTAACTCCTTATGCTATGAGCTCTTCTGTCACATCTGCATTGGCTTTGAAACAGGATATATTGACCTTTGATAGTCTTCCTACAGAGAATTCATTGCATCCTGTTACATCTGGCGGAGTATATAATGCAATTAAGACTAAAGCAGATAAATCTGAATTAACTAATCTGGTAACAACAGCCGCATTATCTACAGCAGTACAGAATAAACAAGATAAGCTGACCTTTGATAATGCTCCCACAGAGAATTCTGATAATCCTGTAAAGTCTAAAGGTATTTTTAATACATTTAAAGATTATGCTAAGAAAACAGACTTACATACAAAGTTGTCTGAGTTTACCAATGATGTGGGTTTCTTAACAGCTCATCAGGATATTTCTGGTAAACAAGACGTATTGACTTTTGATGAAGTTCCTACTGACTTATCAAATAATCCTGTTAAGTCTAAAGGTATCTTTAATGAATTCAAAAAGTATGTTAAACCGGCAGATGTAGATGCTAAATTGGCAGAATATGCTAAGACTACAGAAGTAAATAATAAGCTGACTCTGAAGCAAGACAAATTAACATATGATGAAGCTCCTACAGCTGCTTCTGATAACCCTGTTAAGTCTAAAGGGATTAAGACTTATGTAGATGACTCGATTACTACAGCTATTAATAATTTAAGTTTATCTGGTACAATGGATGATGCTCCTAGCGCAACATCAGATAATCCTGTTAAATCTAAGGGTATCTATAATGCGTTACAAGCTAAAGTAGATAAATCTGAATTAAGTAGCTATATGAAAACAGCAGATTTACTGGCAGCTATAGCCACTAAACAAGATAAATTAACTTTTGATGAAAATCCAACTAAAGATTCTGGTAATCCTGTATATTCTGGCGGTGTATGGAAAGCTATTGATGATGTTAAAAAGGCTATCAATATTTCTAATTATTATAATAAATCAGAAGTGGATGGTAAAATAGCAGCTATACAAGCTCCAGAATTCAAAGAGATGACTAAATCAGAATTTGATACCATTTGGAATAGTATTATTAGCTAAAATATTATAATAAAGGAAGAAGGAAAATATTATGGCAGAACAGCATTTTATAGGTGAAGAACGACTTAAAGATTTAATCAGAAATATTGGTAATTTGGCTAATACCAAACAGAATAAATTGACTTTTGATGAAGCGCCTACAGATAACTCAACAAATCCTGTTACATCCAAAGGTATCAAGAAGTATGTAGACGATACAGTAACCAGTGGTACAGTTGATTTAACTAACTATGCTACAAAGACTTATGTAACCGCTGCTATTTCCGATAAAGCAAATCGTTCTGAGATTTTAACAAAAACATCTCAATTGACAAATGATGCTGGATTCTTAACTGCTCATCAGGATATCTCCGGTAAACAGGATAAATTAACATTTGACAACGATCCTACAGATAGTTCCGACAATCCTGTAAAGTCTAAAGGGATTAAAAAATATGTGGACGATAAAATCACTGCTGTAAATACAAATAAAGCAGATAAGTCTGATATTCCTACTAAAGTATCTCAGTTAACTAATGATAAAAATTATTTGACCATACATCAAGATATATCAGGTAAACAAGATAAGTTAACCTTTGATAATGATCCCACAGAGAATTCTGATAATCCTGTTAAGTCTAAAGGTATTAAGTTGTATGTAGATAATAAGGTTGCTGTTGTATTAACAAATCAGGCTACTAATTATTATACCAAAGCACAGGTTAATACAGAACTAGATAAGAAATTGAATAAAGATGATTTCGTAGAACTGTCTAAAACAGAATTGCAGTCAATTTGGGATAGTATTATTGTATAATATAAAATTCTCCATAGACCATATGGTCTATGGAGATTCTATTATCATTTTATATATTCTGATATTTGATAAAAGATACTTATGGTATAATTGCACTATTAGTTCTTTTTATTTTTATAAAAACCTTCAAATCTATAGATTCTATGCATGTTTTGATCGATAAACAATATAGTAAAGTATTCCTCTTACAATACTTAATTCTATATAGGAAGAGAGCTGGTATTATAATGAATAACAGACATTCTGGCAGTAACAAAGACAGTGGTGGAGCTTTTTATGTGGATGACAAAATCTTAGGAAGAGCTTATTCTAAATTGGATGTATATCAAAAAGAATATTATCATTCCATTATGGATAAGAATCTAAAGTTTATTGGCATCAACAGTCCTGCTGGAACTGGTAAAACGTATATTGGAATTATGGCAGCATTAGAAATGCTCAGACAAGGATGTATGAATCATGTCTATTATATACGAATTCCCGACTTACGTTCTCTAAAGTTAGGATTCTTGCCTGGGTCAGAATTAGAAAAGGAGAGTATATACTTCAGGCCATTCTATGATATATGTGAAGACTTAGGTTTACGTCCAGAAGATGTAGACTATGGAAGAAATAATCAGTCATTTATATTGTGTACAGATATTGGACTGAGAGGAACGAATATAGAAAAATCTGTAGTTATTGTTGATGAAGCACAGAATGGCGATCTATCCAGTCTTAAATTAATATTGACTAGAATCCATGATGACTGTAAAGTTATATTGGCTGGTCATAGTGCACAAAGAGACACCAAGAACACCAATGGAGCCTTTGAAAAATATATAAAATATATGTGCGAAAAGAAATGGGCTAAAGAATGTGTATTGACTAAAAACTATAGGGGCGAACTGGCAACATATGCCGATCAATTCGAAATATAATACAAACTGGGTAGTCTATATAGACTACCCATATACTTTTGTGAGTTTAACATTCTAATAATCTGGAAAATTATCTAAATAAAATATATAGAAAGAAGGTTTAACAATATGCCTGATAATTGGAGAAGTATGATTATGACAGTTACCAACGGTAGCAAAGAAGAAATTGTTCATTATCAAACTGATACTAAGAATATTGTAGATTGGAGAGAATCTTATAAAAATGAATTAAATGAGTATATAGGCAAACCCAATGGGGTAGCTTCTTTAGACAATAATGGATATGTACCCAAGCCTCAATTATATTATGCTATGAAAGGGATTACCGATTTACAAACACAACTACCACAAGCTATTGCTACAGCTACAGAGAATTTAGTTAAGACAGTAGCCGGAGATGGAAATGGTGTTATTACAGTAACTAAAGCTAATGGAACACAGAATACGATCAATAAAATTGCTAATAGTATATCTGCGGATACTAGTGTTGCGGCTAGTAGATTAATCTTAAGAAAAATTCATAATGTAACTGAACTCAATTTTCTGGAAGATAACGTTCATTTCTATGGCGAATTTGATCTTCCAGGGATACCGGAAACAGGGCATGATTGGACTGGTTGGCAGACAGGAACAGAAGGCGTAACAGGAGAAATAGGACAAAAAGACCAGTTTATTTGTATTGGTGATAATGTTGATATTTATCACCGTAGATTAGATAATGATCATGATGGTTGGTCAATTTGGTTTAAGTTACAAAATCAGACAGGATGGAGTAAATTAAACTGGACAGGACAACATAACACGACAGATACATGGATTCCTGTATTCAGAGATAATAATGTGGATTATGTATTAAAGCAAGAAATCGCGGCTTCTGGGTTTACAGACTGTAGCTTAGCCGAGAGAGGATATCAAAGATTACCCAGCGGATTATTATTCCAATGGGGTAAAGATAATTTGGGAAATAATGATCGCGAGGAACTTTCTTCATGGTTTACATTTCCTAAACGATTTAATAGCGCGTGTTTTCATGTCTATTTAACGGATTTAAATCATGATGAAAATAAGTCTGATGCACATGATAATGTAATTCAGATATGGGATAAAAATCAAGATGGGTTTAATGTATATAAACAGATGCCATCTGGAAAATCGGCCTCTTGGTTCTCTGATTTTTGTTGGTTAGCTATAGGTGTATAATTATATATTAATAGAAAGGAAAGTTTATCAATGTTTATTTTAAATTGGATTATCTCTATATTGGGATGATATACCCAAAAAGAGTTTAATACTCTCATGAATTCTAGATCTATTGCAGAAACTAAAGGATTGAAATATGATAATCTTTTACAAGATTATGTAGAACTTAAAAATAAGTATAAGAAACTTTTATCAGAATTAGATGATCTAAAGTTACCTAAAACTGAGTCTTTGGGATCTATACATTTCCCTAAGAGCAAATTTACAGCACCCTTCAATATATCTATACTACCCACTGTTAAAACAGGCTTAAAAGCTAAAGTTATATTAGGCAATCAGATTGGATATATTCGTTTAGGAGATGTAGAAGATAAAGATAGAACTGGAGTATGCTATATGAGCAAACTTACAGATAAGGTTATTTACTTACTTAAGAAATAATATGAACTCCCATAGAGCATATGCTCTATGGG